ATAAGAGAAACAATTACTCCACTTCAAGGTTTTTAGCGTAATCATTAAATATTCCTACTATATCTGGTATTTTATCTTCATTTATTTCTAATACGTAGAGAAGGTACTCTACAAGCTCCTCGCCAACCGTCAATTCTTTATCGAGAACTAACGTAGCTTCAGAACTTCGTCTTACTACTTTCTTATCAAGAAGCTCTGTAGAGCTTACTTTCGCAAGATCGCCCAGATCCCCTTCGAGTTCGTAGATTACGTGGTCATAAAGACCTGTAGTCATCTCGGAAGGGTCTGAGACGGTCTTACGGAGTAACTGTGGAAGTTCCAGCTTCTCCCAATGCCATTCCCAATCCGCGTCTGTTATCATTAGCACTCCCGTTTCCACCTTTGACCGATGAAAACTTGTAGTCATAGGACTACCAGGATATACTATGTTTCTCTGGCAGTTGGAATGCGAGTGCAGATCCCCCGCAAACACTACTGGAAACCGGCTAAAGCGGTCCAAATCGACCTCTGGAGTGACGTGAGGTGGAATTTCTCCACGAACGTGCGTGAATACTGGAAAATCCTTGTTTAGCATCTCTATCGAGTTTTTCTTGTGTAAATCACAATAAGGCAAAATGCTAAACCCTCTTTCGTCCTCGTATGCCTCGTCAATTACGGTCACTTTAGGGTTAATAGAAGCTGTAACTTCCTTCAAAGCGGTAAAGAAGGTTTTATTCTTCTTCGTAGCTTCGTGATTACCGTCGTAAATCAGTGTTTCAATCTCACACTTCTTTACGAATGCAAAATATAATTCTAATTCCTCTATTGTTGGTACTCTGTCGAACAGGTCGCCGCCTATAATATGCACATCTGCATCTTCTTCCAGTAAATGAATCTGGTGAAAGAACGTATCATAGCGAGCACGCGCCCAGTTAATGGGCACGTTTTTCTGACCTAACTTAATATGCCAATCGGCAGAGAATAGAATATTCATTATGCAACGTCGAACTCGTCCTCAATGGATTCATCGGTGTTCTCGTCTGCACCAGCTCCACCAGCCATAATTCGCTCAAGAAGCTCCTTCTGTGCGTCGGGAGTGGGGCGAGGAAGTAGTTCGTCAATAGGTGTTGCACTAGCCACAACTGCCTGCTCTTCGTCGGAGAGAGGACGAATACCTTTTTGGCACTTCAGAGTTTGAAGAGTGTATTCGACGTTGTAGACATTTGGACCATTCTTCGTGCGCTTGAAGTGGATATCCCAACCGTTTTCAAGGTCGGTGGGGTCGCCCAAGTCTTCAGCAGCTACAAGAATCTGGTCCATCAACTTCTTCTTGAGATTGAATACTTTTGCTTTGCCATCGGTGGGGTCGATGCACTGTACAGAGTAGGACCAGCCACACTTGAGGTCGGGGTAATACTCACGAACCCAATCTTTTTCAACATTTACAAAAGCTTCTTTCTGTCGGTCAAAAGATAAGCACTCCATAGGAATGTTTTTGTCATTCTCACCTTTTACCCAATAGATATAACGGGGCAACAAATCGCCAAAAAGACGAACACAGTTGTCACCGTTCTTATAAGTGTATTGCTCAAGAGACGACTTTTTAGCGCCGCCAGCAGAAGAAGTAAATTTAATACCCATAGTTTTTTCCTTTTTTAATGCGTGACTTCTTCCCAGCAGAAGAATATTTCATCGTCCACTCGGGTAAGTAGCCTGTGGTTGTCAATAAGTTCTGTCCTAACCGGCGAGAGTGCCAAATTAAGACTAGTCTTTCCTGTGGCTTGATACTCAGCATAGCTGCGAAAACTAGCCAGTGCCACATACTGTGCTAGTTCAGTATCTCCGAACTTGCTTCGGTTAGTTATGATTTTTTCTGGGTGCAGAAGGAAGCTATCGCCGGTCCAGTCAACCTGAGTCCAGCGATTAATGCTGTCCCACCGATTTCTCGGTAGCTGTGGAAATGTTAGATATGCGATTAAACTAACGATGTCGGAGGAAGAGCCCTCCAACTTTCGATACATTCTCGCCCAGTTATAAAAAATCACTATAATTCTCGAAGTCAAGGAGTATATTATACAGGAAACATCTTCCTTTGTCAAGAATTATTTTTCTCACATGTCTTTAAAGAATACATTATACTTCTGTTGCAGATAGTGTCCTAAGCGTAACTTTGCTTGCTTTTCAGCAGTCTTGCCTTTTAGATTTATGTCTACAACTACAGGATCTTGTTTTCCTGGATGTTCACGAATTACTCGACCAATTAACTGTGTAAGAAGGGGTGTGTTGTTTACTGGAGTTGCGAGAATAAGGCAACTCAAAGGATTTACACTGATACCTTCCGAAAAAATACTCTGTGTTCCGAGAAGTATATCTACTTTTCCTTCCTGCACTTTCTTTATCTTTTCTTCTCTTTCTGCAAGAGATACTTCACCTGTAATTAGCTCACAGTATTCTCCGAGAGTTTCTTTTATTCTCTTTAGAAAATATACTCGATCTGAGAGAAGTAATACTTTATGTCCTTGCTTTCGATAAGCGGCGGCAAGAAAACATATAAGCTTGCCATACTCTTCCTGAGATACAAGGTCATTGATACGGTTTGCCCAAGGAATCTTCGCACCATCCATAAAACGAATCTTAGTTTGAATTACGTCTATGGAAGGCTCCATGTAGTTTTCTTTGGGCGGAGTAAAGCGTGTATGACCAAAATAGTCTGGCAACATTACGTGTCGTCCATCTTTTCTCTCGACCGTACCAGATAACCCAATCTTGTAGCGAGCGTAACTCGAATCTACAAGACGATTAAAAGTATTTGCTGGAATATGGTGACACTCATCTACAATTAAAGTGCCGAATGTTTTTACAATCTTTTCCTTTATTTTGTAGAGTGTTTGTATGTTTCCGACTACAATTGGAGCATCAACTTCATATCTTCCTGAACCAATTACGCCCGCTTCAATACCAAATACTTTCTTTATTTCTTTCTCCCACTGCGTCCTTAGTGCTACAGTGTGAGTAATGATTAGAGTTTTCTGTTCAAGCTTCTTTGCAATTGCAAGAGCTGTAAAAGTCTTTCCCCAAGAAACGAAAGCGTTAATAACAGCATTATCATTCAACTGGTCATAGACCTCTTGTTGGCTTTCTCTTAGTTCATATTTAAACTCTGGAAGCTCCACAGGAACTTCGACTCTCTTATCCTTTAGCTCGTAGCCTTCAGGTATAAGGTCAGTTCTTCCAACAGGAATAGAAATCAGGTTCGAGCGAATCTTTCTCAGATTTTTAATAATAATCGGAGCTGCATCTCGCCTATAGCTTTCTATTTTATATGTGAGAGCCTTGTCCAGCTCGTTAAAGCTGGACGGCTCGATATCCATATAAATTCTGTTGGAAATAACTGCTTTCATTTAGTCCAAGTTTCTTTCTCTAAACTTCTTCTTTCATCAAGGTTTTTTACAAGTTTGATTTCCATATCTCGTATACGACCTTGAAGAATATCGATTTTACCAATGAGCTGGTCTATCTTTCGATAAACCTTCTCAAACTCCATATCCTGTTTCATATACAGTCCTTATACTTTTGTACAAGATAACTCTTTACGAAGTCGCTACGTACAATATCATTAATTCCGAACTCTATAAAATCAAACTCCGCCATCGCTTTGATGATTTTCATAAAGTCATTTAATCCATTATTTCTTAAGTCTGCCTGGAAGAAATCCCCGCAGAAGATAATTCTACAGTTTCTTCCTACACGAGTAATAATACTATCTAGCTCGTGAAAAGTCATATTTTGACACTCATCTACAATAATCACTGAATCGTTGAATGTTGTTCCACGTATGTAAGAAGTAGTTAAAAAGCTAATCACACCTTTTTGTTTGAGCTGTCCGTAGGGATTGTCCCCTCTACTAAAAAGCTCTTGCATTATATTTACATAAGGATTTTCATAGACTTTTGACTTCTCATCTTCTGTTCCGGGCAAAAAGCCCATTTCTCTTGTAGGAACAGCACTACGTACTAGAACGATTCGGTCATGCTCTTCTTTTTGAAGGTCATCCAGTGCAAGATACAAAGAGATAAATGTTTTTCCTGTTCCTGCACATCCGTGTAACATTAAATGTTTGTTTGATTCAAATACAGCCAATTGGCTTTTTGTAAGAGGCTCAATCTCTTTAAGGTAGAAATTGAGTGCAGATAATGCGTCTCTTCTTTTTTTCGGCATTAAATCTTCCTTCGACTATCTTCCTGTCTTTCTTCCGAAAGATCGTATAATAACCAGGGCTTTTTGTTAAGATAGAGAACAGAAGCCCATTCTTTGCTATAGTGTGGCTTGTTAATTATAAAAGGAAAGTTTACGCCAGAACACCATAGCCTTGTATGTGTATCCCTCGCTTCTCTTCTTTTTATTCTTACACTTTTTACTGTATGCCACTCTGTTTTTTCATATGAGAATATTTTTCCGTTACTATCCACCATAACTGGAGGATTTTCTTTGAGAATATCGAAATACTCTTCATACGCTTTATTCAACTTTTTAAGTTTGTGTGGTGTTTGTAGTCTTCGTACTCCGAGAGTATCCCCTGCTTGGTTTCGGTCGTCTACTACTAACTCATTGAGAAGTAGTAAACCGTCACGGACATAAAAGTCCTCGCTCGGCAGGGCATACACCGGAAATCGAACATACTTGAGTACTTGTTTATACGTTAAGGATGCTACCATACTTCGACTCAAACTTACCCATTGAGTAATCGTCTCCGATTTCAAAGTCACAACCTACTGGAGCGCCTGAAATATAAATGCCACGGTCTCGTTGAATCTCCTCTTTCAGAATTGCTGAATATTCTTCAACTTCGTCAAGAGGAACTTCAGCAAGCACAGAGTCATGAACGAGAGCGAAAATTTTACTCTTCATACCTTTCGCCTTGATACGTGCGTGCGCTTCTATAGCTCCAATGAGGTTAATATCCGAAGCAGCAGACTGAACCAGAAAGTTCAGACCAGATCGAACGGCGTGTCCTTGAACTCCCTTGTTGTCAGAGAGAACGTCTGGAAGACGACGCTTTCGACCAAAATGAGAATAGATACTCCCATTTTTCAGTATGAGTTTCTTTTGTGATTCAATCCACTCTTCGAGTTTCCAGAACGCACCAAAGTATTCTTTAATTACTTGACGCGCTTCGTCTACAGACATTCTTCCACCGTCTTTCGTAACCTGTTCAGCAATCTTATGTGGACCTGCGCCATACATAATACCAAAGGTTACAGCTTTTGCAGCCTGGCGATAGGTGGTGTACTTGTCTGCAACCTCTTCAATTGGGCAGTCTAGTCGAAAGACTTTATGTGCAATTGTAGAGTGAAAGTTTCCGCCGGAACGGAATACATCCTGCAACTCGATATCATCTGCAAGAACAGCGGCGACATACACTTCGGCAGTCGTCAAGTCCAT